CATTGCTACCACCACCTGCTGCATCGGGTAATGCCGTCACATCAAAATCAACCAACATACCCATGCGCCGTGCTTGCCCAGTATATCGAATGCCGTGGATACCAAGACTGTGTTCTGGGTAAATTGGCGCACCAAGGTTATCAGCGATTTGAATAAATGGCGGCAAGCCTGCGGTGGCAAGCGTCTTTTTGCCTGCACCGTTCCACCAATTGCTCGCGTCTCGCCATGCCGTTCCGTCGTTTAGCTCAAGCGTTCCGCCCAAGAGTTCCCAGTTGTGGAATAGGTCAACCATCTGCTCTGCGTAGGTCGTTTTTGTCCCAGTATAAGCCGTTAATGTGGTGACCGTGCCCAAATCGACCCGCAAAACTGTTGCATTTGTGAGTGCGGTGGTATCAAAACTGCTGGTCTGAATGCTTCTGACCATGCCGCTGTAGAGGTCATAAGTCATGTCTGCAACGACACTGGTCGGCATTGGGTTCTGGTCTAAGCCGTCAACCGATACCCTCATTGCCGAATTGACGGAGATAAGCTGCCAGTACCAATCCGCAGGCGGGTCAATGTAGCCGCTATCTGCATGATGCGCGATTGCCCATGTTCTTAAATAAGGCGGCGTACCCAATGGACCACCGACAAGATGCGTATTTGTTCTCCATGTCCCAATGTGATAATAATGTAGAGTATTGATATTTGAAACCGACCCGTCATGCCAATAGTCATTGACGGGCTGCCAATTTGCATCAGTCGTGTCACTTGCGACAGTCTCGCCGATACTGTTGCGTGAGCGGGTCAAGCCAACATGCAGCTGTCGGTGGACTTGGTTTGATGGGTTTGGTGGAGGCGTTGGTGTTGGGCTTGATGAAACTGTTTGCCAAAGTCCTGTGGCGGTGACTTCGGCGACCCCAGCGAGCGGCTGAAAGTCTTTATTGTTCGGCGAATTTCTAGCCATGCTTATGTTTGTTGTCTCATCAACAATAATGGTTCCAATAGGCGTTACCGACCCCGCTGTACCATAAGACACGCTTTTGATGCTTCCGTAAGGCTCTGGTTCGCACCAGTCTTCCGTCAAAGGGTCGCCCTTGAATCTATAGCTATTTCCGCCGATGACAAATGAAACAATGTTGCCGCCAGCACCAATGCCCTCGTCGCCCGCCGTCAGAATGTAGTTGCAAACATAAAGATTCGTGATGTCTTTCCACCACTCAGATTGGTTGCCTGCGTAGTAACAAAAATAAAATGTTGTAGTGACATCATCACCAAGCCCTTGGCTTGGGCTGTAAGCCGCAAGTATTTTTAGTGCACCAGCTGTGCTTATGTACGCTGGGACAAGCCAAGGTGGGATTGGTGGCAAATCTAAAATTGCATTATTTGAGTAGCTTGTCGCGACATAAGAAGTGAAAATACCTGGAATTAACTGGCTTATAAATGCATTTTGTGCCCCACTTGTTGCAAGATTAACAGTCGCCTGATAGCTGCTTCCTCGAAATTTTATAAACTCCATGGCCGTTATTGTTGGCATGCCATTTATTGCATCTCCCCCACCGTCCCAAGCGTTTGACAGCGTGTTTAATTGATTGACTGGAATTGCCAGACCATTGCCGTCGGTCGCTTCGTTGACAAACTGAAGGCTATTCGTCGACAGAATCGGTGAGCCGCTTGCAATTGCCACGATAGATGTTATGTCTTGAAACCCACCACCAAATAGCATGTCATATATGTAGCCAGCCCACAATGCTTTAATCGTCTTTGTTGTTGGCACAATTGCTGGGTCAGGGATACCAAGTCCTGCATAATCAATCGCGCCAATCGGCTGCATCGCTGTGCTTTGAGTGCAACATGCATCAGGCGTGACACCTGTCAGCGGCTTCTTTTTCCATGTAAAAGTATAGTCCCCGTCCTTCACATTGATACCAGCGATTAAATTCTTGACTTCGACGCACGCACCTACGCCTGTGATATTCTTTGTATAAGTCAGCTTGCCTTTTTGCAAACCGAAGCCGTCAGGCATTTTGACGGGAACGGTAAAGCTAAATTTACCCGACGGGTGATTGAATACCACGCCTGTTGTCGCATCGCTTAAGCTGCCCGACACGCTGCCAGCCACATGCCATTTTTCTTTACCTAAACCAGCCCCTGCTGCATCATTTTCTTCCGCAGCCCAGCAAGTCAGCGTGATTAGCTCCGTGCTTGCGTTTGCGCCAATCGTGATATTCGTTAAGCCCGTTGCATACTTTGAACCACTGCCGTAGGTCGGATAATGATACGCGTCAGTGCGTAAATCAAACTCACTCGCAGCGTTACCGCCAATGCCTTCATCTCGGCTGATTGGACTGGCAACCTCCACCAAGTTTGATGATTGTTGGATTTGACTAAACAAATCATACGGCGTGACGATATTCGTGTAGGTTTCAGTTATCACCCCATCAGATAGCGTGACCGTACGCCCGCCCGTGACAAAATACACACGCGTTCCTGCGGTAATTGTGCGTTCGATCGCTGGGCTAAATGTGTATTGCCATTTTCCAGCGACAAACTTTTTCACCTGCCTGTAAATCGTAATGTCGTCCAAACCAACGCGAATGCGATGCGTGTTTGCTGGCACACTGCCGTATTGCGACAATATCGCTGTATCAAACTCATATTCTGGGCTGGTCACCGTTTCTGTGCCTGCGGGTAAGTCTTTCAATAAACTGTACGGCGTGCTGTTATTCGTTAACCCCGACTGCGAAACCTGAAAATAGATGTCATTGCCCGATGCGCCTGCTGCTTTGGCTTTGATAGACACACTGTTAAACACGCCAACTGCTGTTTTGGTCTGATTGCCAAGGTCTGCAAGTGTGACAGTTATCACTTCCGCCGTGCCAAAACGGCTGTGGTTTATAAGCTCGCCATTGCCCACGCCTGTGAATGTTGGCTCACTCACCAGTGCGCTATTAGTCGCATCGTTATCGACAATCTCAATCTCGATGGTTTCATCTCGGATATTCGTGTAAGTGCCATCAATCGTGACCTCTGCCGTGCCTTCAGTGAAGGTTGGCAACTGCATAATCACGGCTGGTATTTGCGTGACCGTCGCGGTTATCACGCTTGCGTTTGTCAGTACATTGTCTTCGCCTGATAAAATTCGCTGCACGCCGTGCTTGTTCATGATTTAACCTTTATTTTGATTTTCTGATGATGTCTTGAATGACGGGAACGACTTTAGCCCTGACCACTTCTGGGGTTATTTCGGTGATGCCGTTCAAGTTGACGACAAAAGACATTGCGCCGCTTGCGCTTGGCTTATTATCGCTGTCGTTTGGCTTTGGGCTGTAGGTCGGCGGTTTGGGTGGCAAATCATCGGTGATTTTCTTGACAATCGCATCGTTCGCTTTGGCTTTGACCTCTTCAATTTTCTTGATTTGCTCAAGCTCTTTATTGTTCGCCAGCTCTTTCGCCTTGGCTTCTTCTTCAATTTGCTTCTTGCGTTCATTGCTTGCGTCTTTGTCTGCTTTGGCTTTTTTATCCAATGCCGCCAGCTCAATAGCCAGTTTCTCATCAATCAATTTCTTGGCTTCTTCGCCTTTTTGCTTCGCCTCTTTGTCGCCTTTTGTTTTTGCGACTTCTTCGTCAATTTTGGCTTTATCCGCAGCTGCTTTGTTTTTTAACCGTTGCGCTTCGTTGCCGTCGCGTTGTAGCTTTTCGTCTTTTAGCGCATTAATCGTATCGTCGAGCTGCTCTCGCACACCTTTGACCAAATCAGCGAACGCTTGCATTCGTTGCTTTGCGGCATCAATCGCGGACTTTAATTGTGACAACTGGTTTTCATCAAGCAAGTTAAACCGCTTGGCAAGGTCTTCGGCGCTGTCGCCAGCAATGTTAATTGTGCCGTCCATCTTTTCGTAGGCTTCGGTCAAACGGCGCACATCTAACGCTTGATTGACAACATTAACATTCGCTTGGTACATCGCATTTTGAAGCTGCGCAAATGTGCCTGTGCCTTTTTCAACATTATTTGCAAGGTTTGCAAGGTATTTGCTTAGGTCTTCTGTTGATGACTTCATTATGTCAATGTCGTCAATCCATTGCCCCATATTATTGCTTGTCACAAACGCTTTGTAAGCCGACTTTGACATATTCGACAAACTGACACTTAAATTGTTGATAGATAACTCAAGTCCCTTGACATCAAGCATGCTTTTCGATGCTGCATCTGCTGTTGCTTTTGCTGCCTTTTCTGATTCTGCTGCTGCCTTTTTCTCGGCTTCTGCTTTTTGGGCTTCTGCATTTGCCGTGTTGTTTGTCGCATGTGCCTCTTTTTCTTTGGCTGCAACAATTTCACTGCTTGCCGCTTTGGCTTTGTCAGCGGATTCGATAAATGCCTTGCCTGTGCTATCAATGGCGACTTTCAGACCATACACGGCTGCCGTTGCTGTGATTTCGGCTGTTGCAACACCGTTGTTTGCCGCGATCGCATTTGTTGCGTATTTTTTAAATGCTTCTGATAGTCCGCTGGCTGTCGCGCTTCCGCTTTTTGCGATTGCATCAAAGTCGGCTTTGCTTTGAGCTGCGATAGCCGCCAATTCTTGCTTGGACTTGATGCCCATGCGTGAGAATGCCTCGGCTGTTTTATCCGTCGCCTTGGCTATGTTGTTGGCTGCATCAACCCCTGCTTTTTCAAGTCTCGCAAACTCTTCTTTGCTTAATCGTGTATCGCCCGACAGCTTCTTGATTTGCTCTTGAACCAGCTTGATTTCGTTGCCAGTCTTTGCGCCATCAATCGACTTTTGAAAAGCTGCAACCAACTCCTTGCCTGTCGTTTGCGCGTTGCTTGCAACGACTTTAAGTAGTGTAATCGTTTCATTGAATGATTTGCTAATGCCCGTGTTTGCAAGCTGCGCATCGACACCTAGGCGTTCGAGGGCTTGACCGACCAGCACTTTTGATGTCTCAGCGAACTGTTGGGCGGATATTTTGCCCGTATCAAACGCCATTTTTAAAGCAATACCCAGCTTTTCAAGTCCTGATGTGTCAATGTTTTTAATCGTGCCCTGCAATGTTTCGGCTAGCTCTTTGGCTGTTATTTCATTGACACGCCGAAGCTCACCCAGCCCATTTAGCCAAGACGCAATAAATGCGGGATTGCCAGCATTGACATTATCAAACTTAAATGCGTCAGCAATGGCTTCCGCTGTTGTTTTGCCCGCATCTTTCAGCTTTTGGAATGACTGCACCATGCCAAGAGCCAGCTTGTCGCCTGACAGTTTGGCTTCGGTTTCCAGTGCTTGCAATGCTTTCATCGATGCTGCTGCGGTTGCTTCAATTTCTGCCCGATGCTTTTTAATGCCTTCATCTGATGCTTCATAGGCTTGTTTTAGCCGCTCGGTTCGTAGCTTTATTTGAAGCTCAAGATTGCGCTGTGCTTCTGCGTCTTTTTTTTCAGCGTCTGTTAGTCCTGATAGGCTTTTCATTGCTCTATCGACAAGCGGGGTTAGTGCTGTGAGCGCAACGATAATCGCACCGATTGGGTTTGTTGCAATAATCGCACGAAGCCCGCTTAGTGCGGCACCAACACGGCTAATGCCTGCGCCAACCACTGTCAATCCACCCGCAAGTCCTCGGACTGTTGCGCCTGTTGCCACTGATGTTGCACCAAACCTGCGCATTTCGTCGATACTGCCAGCAATTGCTGCACGCGAACCTGTCATAGTCAGATTAGTGCTTGCTGCTGTCGTTACAAAGTTACGAAGTGCGGAATTTGCACTTGTAATGCCCCCGACAAATTGGTCGGTTTTGAAAGCTGCAAATGAGACCGCCAGCGTTTTGATTGCGTCGATATGCTCAATGATGAATTTTGTCGCGCCGCCAATTGCGCTTGCGATAGTTCCGAACGCACTGCCAAGCTCTGTTGCAAACTTTTTTAACCGTCCATCATCCGCCATTTTCTGGATTTCAGCCGTGATGCTTTGCAATTGCGTTTTAAGCTCGTCACCCATGCCGCTGTTGAAAATCGCAACCTTGACTTTATCAAGCGTGTCCAGAAAGTTTGACCATGCGCCATTGACGGTATTCATCTGCGCGGCACTTGCACCCAGTGCGTCATTACCCATCGCGTCAATCAAGCCTTTGATGGTTTCTTTGCCCAGTTTGCCAGCTTCACTTAACTTCTGAAGCTCGGGGACGCTTTTACCCGTCGATTTGGCAAGCAACTCCCAAACAGGCACGCCAGCCTCAATAAGTTGAAGTATTTCTTGACCCTGCAACTTCTGCTTCCCCCACGCCTGCCCGAGTGCAAGGCTTATCCGCTCTAGCCCCTCCTGTCCCGTCCCGTACTTGCTTGCCGCGTCGGTTAGCTTTTGAAGCGTGCCATCCATCGGGTCAAGCCCGAAATTTTTCAGTTTCAAAAATACACTGGTCACACCGTCAAGCTGCAACGGCGTATCTTTTGCAAACTTTTGAATCCAGCCTGTGGCTTTTTCACCTTCGGCAATGCTGCCCATGACGCTGGTCATTCGGATACCAAGCTGTTCAAAGTCGCTACCCGTGGTGACGACAGACTTAATCGCTGCACCAACCGCGTAAATCCCCCCCGCTGCGGCTGCCAGCCGTCCAATGCTGCCCGTCATGCTCTCGATGGGACTACCTGCATTGGCGAATGCGCCGCTTGCTTGGTTACCCGCTTGGCTTAGGGCTGCGCCTGTTTGCCCAGCCTCTCGCTGGATTGTGTTTAGTTGATTGACGAATGCCGTGCTACTTCTTGATAGCTCATCAAGCGACGCATCAAACCCAGCGAATGGGTCGCCGCTGCCAGCTGCAATGGCTTCTGTGCGAATACGCGCAATTTCACGAAGCAAGCCATCAATCGCGCGTTCAGCCCCACCCGCCTGCGCCGTAAATTCTAAAGCTACATTTAAATCTGCCATGGCTTTGTCCTATTTTTGTTAAAAACCCCGCACGGGGCGGGGCTTCGTTTATTGCAATAGCTGCTTGATGTGCTCGCTTATAGCGTCGCTGTCGCCACATTGTGCGATTGCAAGATTGATAACCATCGCCGCTTGTTTTTCGCGGTCTTGCTTGTCGATGATGCGGGCAAACGCAATAACTGTGCTGTACGACATATTTCCAACACTCTCATAGCTGTGACCGCTGCTAATCAAGCGTTGGGCAATGGTAAGCAGCGTGTCTTTTAAGCTGCCAGACTTTCCAGTTTTGTGCTGGTGCTGTTTAGCAGTCTTGTGATTGCTGCTATCGCTTTGGGCAAAAAAGCAGCGTTTTCAGCAACCACCACTTCCATGACTTCCATCACTTCGTCAGCGGTTGCGTCATCAAGCCACTGTTTATCAAGTGAGCCGTCACCGTTTCGCTTGTCAACCGCAACATAAAGCACATTCAGCAAGGCGGACAATGCACGGTTTTCGACAACCTCAAGCATCGCTTTCTTGCTGTCAAATGACCGCTTGCCGCCTGGCGAATTTACCCACGAACTTGTAAAAGTGTGATAAATAGGCAATGCCTCATCGATAAAGGGTTGAATGTTTTTGAATCGGATTTCTTGGATTTCAAGCGATACGCCAAGGCGTTTATTTTCATAGATAGCCATAAGTCCTCCGTTTTACACCAGTACTGTCTGAATAATCCGCGCATATTGCCCCCAAATTGCATCACCCTCTGGCTTCGATGTATCCACAAGCAAATCACCGTCCAGCTCAAACATGGCGAAGTCGTCCTTGATTAAATCAATCGATTTAGAGGGGTCAAGCTGCACTCGGTAAAGCTCTACCGTGATTGGTGCGTTGCCCTCAAAGGTGTTGACCCCCTCGAAGCGAATCACCCACTCGCGGCTTGGGTCGGTGAAAAATGAGACATTTTCACTGTCGGCATACGCGTAATCCGCCGCAAACGGTGCAGTAAAGCCTGTCACATTCAAGAACTCAATCTTGCCGCGAATCGGGAATAGTTTGTAGTCCGTGCCATTGACCAAGGTCGTGCCCAAGCTGTCCTTGATGACCACGGCGGACACATTCGGGTACTTAAAAGCAGCATCACCACCGATAAACGCTGTGCCCTCAAGGATTTGTTCACCAGTCACGGTACCTGATACCACGCTTGTGCCAATACCAGAAACTGCCATGGCTAAGTTTTCAAGCACCCAGCTATCCATCTTGATTTTAACGCCAGCCTCTCGCCCAGTGATAAGCGTGCCAAGCAAGCCGTAAGCACCTGAGCAGGTTTCCTTTTTCTTTTTGCGGTCAATTTTCATTGAGATTTGCAAGTCCGACACATTGCCAACATGCCGAAACGCGGTTTTCAGCCCGCCCGTTAAGCGGTTGCGTTCAGCGATAGAAACGCAACCTTGCAAGCCAGCTAATCGTGTAAAATCATTTGCCATTTTCGTTTTCCTTTTCTTCGTTGTTTAGTGGTTTTGGTTCGTGTGTTGGGGTTAAATATCCTACGCCCATCTTCGTAATCCACTTTGCTTGGGCGTGCTCAAGCTGCAAAATTGCGCCTGCGTGATAGTCAATGCCTTTGTGCGTGTGGCTGGCGTTCAGCGTGACCGATGTCGTGATACCGTCAAACTCCAGCCCCATCTCAATTTTTGTTTTAGGCTTCATCAAAGCACCCTTTTTTTAAATTCAGTTTTAAATCGACTGCGATATTCAGCGGGTAATACACTCGCCCACGGTCATCATTTGTCAGTGCGCTTGTGCCGTGAGCGCGAACCTTGCCGAACACGATGCCACCATCGGGTGACGGAATCCAGCCATACAATGCCATTCGTGCATCGTGAATAATCGAACCCAGTGCCACGCGGTTCTGCTCGTTCGTGACAATGTCTTTCATCTCATGTACGCCTAAGATGACCTGCCAATGCTGTGTAATCACCTGCCCCGCCGTGCTTTGGCTGTCATTTGCTGTATCGTCAATGTGAATCACCGACGCGCTGGGGAACAAAGGCGGAACATAGCCGTTCCGCGTAAAGTTGATTTTCGACATTCCGCTAATTTCCGCGAGCTGCGGTAAAAGCAAGCCAAGCCGTGCGACAATTTGCGATTCCAGTGCGAAGTTATTCATCGTAGTGCCACCTCAAGATGCTGCACGGCCGCCAGCTCTAACACCTCTTTGTCGTCATCATCAAGTCCCAAGAACGGACGCGCTGGGATGCGATTCGCTGGGTCGCCAAGTTGGTGCTTGCCTGCGTATTCAAGCGGTGAGCCAACCGTCACGCGGCTCGCCGTTGCCTCGCCAAGCTGGATACTGTTCAGCAACGCGCTTGTTCTGCGCAAAATATCCAAGGGGTCGCGACCTTCTGCTATTCGTTCTGCTACTGTTCGCCGTGAAAGCGGCTTCCATGCTTGACCGTTTGGCGATTGCTTGGTGGTTGCGATCCTTTTGCGTGCGCTTGACTGGATAATTCCACCAATGTTTACCATCAGCGGGCGGGTTTCAATCAAGCGAAGCTGTAGCTTTCTAAGCGTGTTTTGGATTATTCGGCTATTGCTTGTCACATTCAAAATCATGGCAACCTCCAGCACGCTAGCAGCTCGTCAGTAAATCGCTCACCACGGGAATGCACTGCAACGCCACCACTGCGGTTATTCGGGTTTTGCACAGGTGCTGGACTGATGGGTGTTAAGCCATCAATCAAAGTGCACACGCCATTTACCAGCCTGCTTAGCTCCGCCAATGCCCACTTGTACCGAATCCAAATAAAATTAGCCTCTTCGATTTGGTCGTGCCACATGTAAAAGCGAACCAAGGACGAATAGATTTGATACAAACTGGTCGGCAACACAGGGAACGGCGTGACCCAACAAACGGATAACCGCGCGTACATGTCTGCACTGGCTTGGTCATTGCACCACTGCCACACTTGAGGGTCACCGACAATGTTGCGACGGGCTTGCGTGCGGTCGTCAAACTCGTTTTGCCCGTATTCGCTCACATAATCTGCAACCGTCATTAGCATGATTACACCGCCAACACTTTAACCAACGCCCGCGTGTTCAATGGCAAGGCGAGGTAATTACTTTGGGTATGAATGTGATACCCACGGTCGTGCATCTTTGGCTCGACACTCACATAAACCTGTTGTTTTGGAATCAGGTTCACATTTTGGTTAAAGTCAGCGGGCGCAAAATAGCCTTTGAAGTAGGCTGGGTTTGGCATGTACGCGTGCCCCTCGCCGTTTGCAATAAACTGATGCACAGTACCGTTAATGTCTGTCGCTTGTGCTGCGTATTCCACGAATTCCACGCCACCGATGATGAAGCCTTTGCGAATACCACCATTTAGCATTTGCACGGCTTGGCTGGCGTTGACATAGAACTTTTCAACCGTCGGGTGGCTAATCAACGCATCGAAAAAGTCAGGTGCAACACGAATGCGTGGCGTGCCCATTTGCCCAAGCTGTTCAAAATAACGGGCAATGTTGCGGCAAATCATCGGGACATCGGTCGCTGCGGAGCCAAGCGCGAAGTTAAAGGTTTGCTGGGTCACGCCAAAGTCAGTAAAAAGGTTAGTCAGCACGGTACCATCGCCGTCCAAGATTTCGCCTTTAATCGCCCCCATGCGGAACCATTCGTGGGTCAGCTCATGGTGTTGGCGC